GTTATATTAGAGCAGATGGATCTGTGAGTTTTTAGAGTAGTCTCTAAATTTTAGAGTAGCCTCTATTTATTTTTAGAGTAGTCTCTATTTATTTTTAGATTTTGAGCCCAAATGTCAAGCGGGCAAAAACTCTAGGTTGTTATTTCTTCACGCCAAAGGACGCACCATGGTCTTTTGGTAGCGCTGGTCTTTCAGAGCGATGGGTAGCCTTTATCCTCAGCATTTCACGCTCACCCAATGGAACATTACTAGTCGTCCCATGTCCCCATAGCCCAGTCCTCCTTACTGGGAAGGGATCCCCAACCACGGTAAGCAACTATCTGCGAAAAGGTCTCCAATGCGGTTGGGTTGTGGCGAATGGCCCAGCAAATGCCACGAAGGGGGTCCTCAACCTTCGAGCGGGCTGTTCCCGCCGGAAAACGCAACAAAAGCTTGGCAACAGACTTGGAAAGATTCATAAACTTCGCGGTCCAAGAGTCAGACTCCTCATCATAAGTGAACTCATGCGAAGTGTAAAGCACGGGCTCGCCTTTCCGCCAATCGGAGATCTTGTGGCCCTTGCTTATCACACCTTGCTTCCTCAAGGCATTCTCATTCAACACCACATCTGACAAGAGGTCGTCTCCGCCAGTGATAAATTTCCGCGAGCCCGCCACGTAACTGGAAGCTCCACGGATGTGGTTGTTGGTTGCCGTCGTGTTCAACCAGCCGGAGGGCACCATGCCGTGCTTCACAGTTTGCCACACCTGGCTCCCGCAGACCAAGACATGGCCCAAATGCGAGAAAGCATCCAACAGTGTCGCAAACTGCATGCCCAACAACTGCTCAGGGGGGACATCATAACCGGCCGCGTGCCATGCAACTGCACGCAAAGTGGCATCGAAAACGAGATGATCGGCATTCACGCTCATATCCCAGCCGCTGGCGTCGTCTGAGACTACGTGGCCGGAAGGAAATTGGTGGGTAATAGCTGCGCCAATCCGCTGCACTCCTTCGTCATGATGTCCCATTCCTGACGTATGGTGATGGTCCTCACAAGACTGGTACGCCTCAATGTCGTCTTTGTTGTGGGCTTCGCTCGAGTAAAACTGACACATCAAATCGACAACCGACGAGGCCCAAATGTGACGCCAGCGCTTCGCAGAGGCTTTGTCCGTGTCATGAGACTCGTTCTTGATTGAATTGTCTTTTGGGTCAGCCAGCCCGTGCATGATACGCTCCTGCGGCGTCATGGTGGGAAGCTTGTCCCACATGGTCGCCCGCAAAGCCAAACGAGCGTACGTTATGGCTATCAACTGAGAGCGGAAACGAAGTACCATGTCACGTTTGTTGAAATTGTGC